CTTCGTACTGTCCTTATACCTGAACTTAGAAAAGCATCCACAGGTGCTACGTTAGCTAATTCTCAATATCTAGCTAGACCTTCTGACATGATAGCTGTGTACTCGATTGCCTTAGAAGATGCTGATGGTAATTGGGCTTATCTTTTAAACAAAAATGTTACTTTTATAAAAGAAGCATTTCCTGCAAGCACTGCTTCTACGCCTAAATATTATGCTCAGTTTGTTGGCGGCACAACACTTACACCGGGTTTTTTCATACTGGGGCCAACTCCAGATCAGGCGTATAATGTACAGATAAATTACTATTATGACCCACCATCTATTGTAACCGCAGGTACAACATGGTTGGGTGACAATGCCGAAACAGCTTTGCTGTATGGTGCATTACTAGAGGCGTACTCTTACATGAAGGGCGATACAGATCTTATGAATGAGTATAGAAAACAACATCAACTAGCTATGCAAGCATTTACCAAGGTGGGTGGTCTGCTTCAACAGGATGGCTATAGAAATGGGGAGGAGGGCTATAGCCCTGACGAAGCTAATGTTTAAGTTTAACGTAGATATACCAAAAGATCCTATAGTTAACATACAGACTACAGAGAATAGAGGGTTTACACCTGACGAAGTGGCAGAGAGATGTGTAGAGAAACTGATAAGTGTTTCTGATACTACACACCCCGCTATTCGAGATCAGGCACAAGCCTTCAAAAAGCACATGGAAAAAGTGGTTGCATTTTATATGCGAGAGGCTATTCGCAGTGACCGCACAACCGTGTATAATGCCTTGAAAGACGCGGGGCATCCTAAACTTGCCGAACTAATAAGATACATTCAAACTAGCAATGTATACAAACAGCGCCTCATTTAACGCAGCTACAACTGCCTACACAACTTCTAACGAAGTAAGTGGGTCTGGTTATTCTGCAGGTGGTGGAACTCTGACAAGAGTAGATCCTTCAACATCAGGCACAACAGCTTTGACTGACTTTGCTGACCTGACTTTCTCTACTGCTACTGTGACTGCTCGCGGTGCTTTGATCTATAATACCACAACAGGTAGTGGATCAGGCACAACAGATACAGTGGTTGTATTGGATTTTGGTTCAGATAAGACTTCTACTGCAGGTGACTTTACTATTCAGTTCCCAACAGCAGATGCGTCAAACGCTATTATTCGTATAGCATAACTGGAGCCTTAAAGTGGTAAAATTTGCGGATAGAGTCAAGGTTAGTACAAGCACTACAGGTACAGGCACTGTAACCCTTGGCTCTGCCGTTTCTGGATACCGTACTTTTGCTGAAGGTGGTGTTAGCAATGGAGATACAGTTCGATATGTCATAGAAGACGGAACTGCTTTTGAGATAGGCACAGGGGTATACACTCACTCAGGCACAACCCTGACAAGGGTATTAACGTCTAGCTCAACGGGATCTCTGTTAAACTTGAGTGGCAATGCGAGTGTATTTATAACCATATCTGCTACTGACTTTGATGCTCGTGCGGCTGTCCCTGTAGCTTTGGCGATTGCATTAGGATGATACTATGGCAAATGATTTTAAAAGAAAGCTCTCTCGTAACGTAGGAACGAGTGCAGCAACAGTAGGAAGCTATACGGTAGCTGCTAACACACAGGTTACTATTATAGGTCTTACCTGTTCTAATAACACCGCTTCAGCAATTACGGTAGACGTAGCTTTGAATGACGGATCTAACGACCACTTTATGATTAAAGGTGGAACCGTCCCAAGTGGAGGGTCACTCATCGTGGTTGGAGGAGATCAAAAAGTTGTCTTGGAAACAGGTGACAGTGTAAAGGTTACATCGAGCGCAGCGAGCAGTTGTGATGTCATTATGGGTATATTGGAGATTACCTAATGGGTAAGTCTAAAGATTTAGCTACGCTTAAAAGTGGTCTATCTATTGATGGCACACTAACGACCACAAGCACAGGTACAAACCTTACTTCAAATTCTTATAATGTAGTTAAAATACAAACTGATAAAGATGATAATGGGTCAAATGATGATGCCATTCTTCAATTTACAACTGGTAGCTCAAACACTGTTAAGGGTGAATTACGTTATGATGAGTCCGAAAGTATGTTTGAGATTGGGCATGGAGACAATCAAGGACATATAAGAATAGACAGTTCAGGCAATGTGAACATGCCTTCTAAACCTATGTTTAGAATTAGAACAGCCGGTGCTAGCAGCGTAAACGGTACTGGTAATGGTATTGATCTGGCAGGTACTACTTATTACCAATCAAGCACATTAGTTCAAGTTGGTTCGCATTTTAACGTAAGTACGGGAAGATTTACCGCACCTGTTACTGGTTACTACTTTCTTAACTTTTCTAACAGGGTTGATGGAGTTGGTACAGATTATATTTACTTCACTATTTTTGATGGTGGTGGGAGTATTATTAGTAGAAATTTAACAAGCGTAAATACAACGTATCAAACATTACATTGTTCCGCTGTATGGTATATGTCAGCAAATGACTATGTATATGTACGGTTTAATTCTGCATCTGACTCGAATGTTAATCTTGATAGTGACGGATTTTTTAGTGGGTTTTTAATAGGTTAAGACATGGCATACATAGGACAAACACTAACCGAAGGTACAAGAAGAGCCTACACGTTTACGGCTACGGCTTCTCAAACTACATTTAATGCTGTTTATAGTGTTGGTGCAGTCGATGTTTATCAAAATGGAATACTGCTACAACCTGCCGATTATACAGCCACTACAGGCACGACAGTAGTACTAGGCGCAGCCGCTGCACTAGATGACGAGATAACTATTATATGTCATAATACATTCAGCGTTGCAGATGCACCTACGCTTTCAGGTGGTGGCACATTTTCTAGCAGCATTAGAGCGCCAATCTATGACACAACGCAAAACACAATGAAGACTGCTTTGTTTCAGACGAATGATCAAACAATGTCCACAGACACAACCATAGCAAGCACAGAAAATGCTAGTTGTAATGGGCCTCTAACAATAGCGTCTAATGTGACGCTTACAGTTAATGGGAATTTGACAATAATATGAGTACGTTACATGTAGAAAATCTGAAAGGTCTTAGCAGTGGCGGTAATGCCAATAAAGTAATTATACCAACTGGTCAAACTTTAGAGGTTGCAGATAATATACGGTATGACGATATGCCAGCAGGGTCTATAGTACAAGTTGCTGATGGTAGCACCTCTACTTACACAACTACAAGCTCAACTTCTTTTGTTGCTACAAATCTTGCTTGCACTATAACACCTAGATTTGCAAATAGTAGAATACATTTAAGGGTTACTGGTTCAGTCTGGTTTGGTACAGCAAGTGCATCCGGTAATTATGCTATCCCTACTATTTATCGAGGTAGTACAAATATAGGTGTAGGTGGCAGCTATAATGCTTTAGCTTTTTATGGCGCACATGGAACAGGCTACGAAACATGGGATAGAATGATAACTTTTGAGCAAATTGATGTTCCAAATACTACTTCTTCAACGACATATACAGTATACATGAGAGCTTATTCAAATTCTTCTGATGCTAGAATGTTTGAAGGAATTACTAAAAACATCATAACAGCCTTTGAGGTAAAAGTATGAGCATCCTAAAGGTAGATACCATAAACGAAAAGACTAGTGGTAATGGTGTGGCTATTTCTGGTCACATCCTTCAAGTAAAAAAATCACTTGCGACAACCTCCCTTCAAGCAACATCTAGTACTTTTGTTGATTCTGGTCACAGTCTTGTTATTACTCCTCATTTAGCTACAAGTGAGATTTTGCTTCAATTATTTGCTGGTGGAACACAGTATAACGGTGGTTCTCCGAATGATATTCAGATAAGAATTAAAAGAAATGGAACAGTTATTTTAACAAATGATCGTCATATGTATTCAGAGGATGGTACTTGGAACGGTGTAAATTATGCAACTGCTTATATTGATTCTCCATCATCAACAAGTGCATTAACTTATACATTTGAGTTTAATGGAAATCGTGCAAGATTTAATGACAATAATGGGTCGGCAAATACATCTCACTTTATTGCTATGGAGATAGCCCAATGAGTTCTATTCTCAAAGTTGATGAAATACAGAATACTGGTGGCACTACTGCTTTAACTATAAACACTGATGGTAGAATTTTACAACCAGCCAAGCCAGCTTGGAGAATTGGCAGAGGGTCAAGTTTTACTGTAACTAACGGACAAGCTGCTAATACACTTATTAACTTTAATTTAACAAGCGATACTACAAGAAGGTTTTTTACCCAAGGTGGAATTACTGTAAGCTCTGGTGTTGTAACAGTTCCAGTATCTGGTCTTTACCATGTAGGTTCAACAGTAAGGTTTGACGGTGTTGGCGGCGGTTATACCATAATAGCAATAAGAATAAACAACGACAGTGACAGTACCACAGGGACATATAATATTAAGGGAAACCCTGACACTAATTATTTTAGTTTAGCAGAGTCATCAGTTTTTGATTTAAATGCTAACGATCAAGTTAAAGTCTATTACTATGTGCAAACAGATACAAATTTTGATGTAAATTTAAGAAGTTATTTTTGGGGTTACTTAGTAGGATAGGATAAACAAATGACAGATATAGCAACAGCACTTACAGAATTAGGCGTAACAGAATGGGTTTTGCGCGGCGAACCTACTTCTGAAGCAGAGTTTAACGAGATGTTTCGCAAAGTGACAGGGGCAGACGATAACGGCTCTGCCATAGAAAGTGACAATCCTGATGATTTTGGAACAACTTGGTCAGCGGTATCAGCTAAAAAGACTGAGCTAGTTAATGCAGAGCCAATGCGCTTACTGCGTGAAGAACGTAATAGACGTTTAGCAGAAACAGATTGGTGGGCTTCGAGCGACCTAAACATGAGTTCTGAGCGTACAACTTACCGTCAGGCATTGCGTGATATTACTGATAGCGCAACAAGCCTAGATGATGTAAAATGGCCTACAAAACCATCATAGGAGATTAGAATGCCAGATATTACAGTAAGTCTTACAGACACAGAAAATAAGTGTATGGAGTACGCCGCTTTATCGGTGCAAGATTGGGCAGACAATGCGCTAACCAATCGAGCTAGAATAGCTAAAGATGAAATCATTGCTTTGCTTGTAGCTCATTGCAACGCAAAAGGAATAACTATTGCAACTGGTGAAGACGCACAGGTCACGCAAGCTTTTGATTTAGAGATTGTAAAAACAGCCGCTGCACGAAATGCCGAGGCAAATAGACCAGAGTAAGGAGCTAAGATGGCTTACATTGGCACAGAACCTAAAGACGTTAGATCTTTTGGAAGAGCTAAGTTTGATTATACTGCCACACAGGGCCAAACGGCTTTTACTGGTGCTGATGATGATGGCAAGACCCTAGGTTTTACCGATGGTCAGATGGAAGTATTTGTCAACGGTATCCTTATGGATGAGAGTGACTTCTCTACAAGTAACGGCAACACAGTTACGTTAGCATCTGCAGCTAACCTTAACGACATTATTAGCATTGTAGCAATGCAGACAGACATACCTAACAGTGATTATGTACCTGCTTCAGGTGGTACGTTTAGTGGTAATGTTGCTATGTCAGGTACGTTAGGTGTTACTGGCGCTGTTACTGCTTCTAACGGTTTGACAGTTGATGATGATGGCGCAACGCCTTTAACTGTAGATCGTGCAACAGATAATGGAGACATTATTGACCTCCAAAAAGATGGTACGTCTGTAGGAAATATAGCCGTAGATAGTAATGATAATATAATGTTTGGCGCAAAAACAGGCGGCGGAGCAGGGTTTTATTTACATGGTTCAGGAGGAACAGACCCATTTGTACTACCTATGAAAGAGAATGCTTTAAGCGATAATACTGTTACTCTTGGAGATAGTGCGAGAAGGTACAAAGACGCCTACCTTGGTGGCGGTGCTTACCTTGGCGGCACTGCTGCGACTAATAAATTAGATTATTACGCAGAAGGAAGTTGGACAGTTAACATTACTAAAGGGGGTAGTGCTTTACCTGTTAATAATAGATATGGTTATTATACAAGAATTGGTGATTTATTGTTTATAGCTTTTTATTGGTATCATAGCGGTGGATTAAGTAGCCAAACAAATAATACCACTGAGTATAGAGTAGAGGGGCTTCCTTTTACTCCTTTACATTTAGCAAACGGTGCATACCAAGCTGTACCAGTCGGCTACTTGCAAATTAATAGCACAAACCTCTTCAATACGTATCCGCATAGATGGCAATGTAATAGCACAACTCAGTTATCTTTATATGGTAATAATTATGCGACTGCTCATACTAGCGGTACTTTAGAACTAGGTGGGGCAGGTGTCCTTAAACTAAATACATAGGAATAGTAAATGACAAGAGCAAGAGATGTAGCTAACCTCATAGGTTCTGGTAACTACAGCAGT